GTATGTCGCGCCTGTTTTCTGCATGAACAATGCCCGTGCTGAAAAGACCACTTTCCGTGCCAGACGCGTTCAACCCGTACCCCAACGTTCCAGGGTCAACCGTGATGCCGCCAAAGGTGTACCCTTTCGTGTAAGGGCTGTCGTCCATCAAAAGCGGTAAAGGGGTCACGTTGTACGGCAAAAAATCGTAGGGCCAATTCGTAAAATTCGACCACTCATTTCGAAGGGCCGCGTCCGACCGTTGAAACAACATCATCCAACTCGTAACCATCGCCGTCGAGTTTTGAAGCCATACTTTGTCGGCCACCGCAACCTTGTAAAACCACGTGTTGTGCAACTCTTTGAACAAATAATGCTGCTCTTTCAGAGCAAACACCTTTTGTTCTTCCTCAGACAAAAACCCGTACGTGCACGACAAGTACGCATTCTCGTTCCAGTTTGTCGGGAACGACGCGTACGTTAACGCCAGGTTTGGCGGAGTTTGAAGGAAACGGTACATCTGATGGGCTTGAATGTTGAAGTTTGGGGCCACCAATGGGAACAAGTTTGTCTCGTCAGTTACGTCCCTGATTTGAAACAATTCTCGAATGGGTCGAACCACAATTTCAATTTGAAGCTCGTTGTACTGCAAACTCACTAGGGGAAACGCTTGCTGTGAATTCAACGCCCAAAAAATGGGAATGGGAACCTGCAACTGTCGTCCTCGAATGGATGGTTCGGCCGAAGGCAACGTGTACACCGCGTTCGGGTACACGTTTGTTCGACCAGTGAACGCGTTTGCTGGGTCGTACAGCTCCTTGACGTTGCCGACCATCTGGTCCCACTTCAACTTTTGGGTCATGCTCAAATCTCGGTTCGCAAGGGCTACCAAATCATACCCCGTCATGCTTTGAATCAAGTTCCCCCCAATCGTGAAGCGAATGGACCGAATCATCATTGCCCCAATGTTTTTAATCCATCGAAACTCGTAAGGAGCCCAATCTTTTTCAGAAGGGTAAATGGGGCTGTAAATGTCGGGCAAGTTGATGACAAAGTATGTGTCGACAAGTAAATCCGCGTACCTCTTAACTTTGAAATTGTACGTGGTGTCCGTGGTGTTGCCCAGCTGGCGCAACCCTTCATAGTCAAGCCGAAAGTTTTGAAGACCAAAGTTCGTGTATCGCTTGAACGTGCTTGTCCAAAACGTTTTTTGAGGATTCCCGTTCAACATGACGTTTTGATTTCCCGTTCCTACGAGATTAAGTAAGCCGCCAGCCATTTTGTCTTAGTGTGGGAAGCTTTTTAAACAAAAATTGATTTTGTCCCTGTAAAATTTGTAGTTTTCCAAAGTCTTTTTCAGAATAGTAGGTTTTATGGCACTCGCTCTTTCCATCGACGAGGTCATTCGAACACGCCGTGTGTCCTTCGAAAAGGACCGTCTTTCTCATTGCGTCAATCGCTTGATGCTGCATGACGGAGTTAACGACCAAAAAGAATTTGACCGTTACAGCAACCTCTTCAAAGAAGCCGTTTCCATTCATCAAGGCATGAAGCATAATAGCGGGCAATGGTTTGAACACACCATGAAAGACATTCTAGTTGAACACTCCATTCCTTTCAAATATCAAGTACCTGTCGATGACCAAGGTCGAGTTTGCCCTTTCAGCGAAAACCGTTCCATTCTTGATTTTTGTGTCGGAAACGTTGAAACTGGTTCGTACATTGGCGACCTTGTTGTCCTAAGTTGTAAAACAACGTGTCGCGAACGATGGCAACAAGACGACCACGTCCACCCACCAAAGTGTTTTTACCTTGTCACGTTGTCCAAAGAGTATCCACCGTGCTCCAAATTCAACGAAAACGACCGCCGAAAAATTGTCACGACTGAACCAAAAAAAAAGGATGACCGAACATATAAGTGTTCGTTTGAATCCTTACTCATCGACCTGAAGGAATTTTGCAAGATTTCTACCGACAATGTCAGTGAAGACCGTCGGGATAGTGTTGCCCAGCTGCTTCCACTTGGCGCTCACGGGACCACACAACATGAAGTCGGCGCTAAACCCTTGTAGTTTCAGGCAATCCTCAATGGTTAGCCTGTACTCCGCGCCATCCACTATGTACCCGTCCCAATTGTGTCGGTCGTTGATAGGCGATTTTTTTCCGCCGCATCGTATTGTGTAAGCCGTTTCCTTTTCAAAACTTTTTGATAAAAAGGTTGAAAGGGTGACGTGTTTTTTGTATTCGTCGAAATCCAGGATTTTGTCCATTGGCAACGCCATCTCTTTCCTTACCGCGACCATAATCAACCTCTTGCGCATCTGAGGAATGCCATAGTCGCTGCACGTCACCACCTTGAAATCAACCTCGTACCCTGCCGCTTCAATATCGTTCTTAATGCGTTGAAAGGTTCGCCCACCATCATGCTTCAACAACCCCTGAACGTTTTCAAGGACAATACAGTTTGGATTGTGAAACGAAACAAATTTCATGATGTGGAAGAAAAGTGTTCCTCGAACGTCATCAAACCCTTTGTGTTTCCCGCATTGGCTGAACGGTTGACACGGAAACCCAGCACACAGGACGTCGTATGACGGGATGGACGCGGGGTCAATCGTTGTAATGTCGCCCATAGGTGTCAACCCGTAGTTTGTTTTGTACGTTGCCTGCGCATGTCGGTCAATGTCACAAGCCATGACACATTCCCATCCAAGTTTTTTGAATGAATGGTGGAAACTTCCAATACCACAAAAAAGGTCTACGTACGAAACCATTTTTAAATGCATGGTTTAATCTTTCGTGCTAGTTCAATTTTTTTCTCCATTTTTGAGTTGCAAACAACCCTGGAATAAATTTTCTTTTCTTAATTTGCTTGATTTCGGTTCGCGTCAATGGCATACGAAGCGTTCTTCTTTTGTGTGTGACGGATTTGAATCCGCTACCTCCTCGTATAACTACGCGTCGAACGTGTCCTCCGTGCTTTTCCGTATTGTGATAAACAAATACCATAATAATAAATGGATACATTTGTTCACCTTTTTCACATTCTTTTTGTGAGCAGTCTTTTCTTCTACGTTGCGATTACTCAAACAAGCATGCCTTCATTCATGTACCCCTTTTTGTTTGCTCTCGGTATAATCATCATTGTTTACCATGCATACAAATCGTTGTCTAAAAAGGACCCTTGGGTCAGCTACATTCACATTCTTCTTGTAGGCCCGCTTTTGATTTACATTGGGGCCATGAAAAGTAAAACACCGCGAAAAATGTTCGAGGTACTCTTAATGATGGCGTTTGCTAGTTTAGGATACCATTCGTATTACATGGTTTTTTGACACATAAAAAGTTTTTTTAACCCTTAGAAAATAAAATGGCCATGAGTACGTCAACGCTGGGATTGAATGCAAACACAATTGATGGGTTGTCGTTGGGCGCAACCGTTAACATTGGAGCAACAAACGCAAACACCATTAACATTGGACGAGTTGGGCAAACTGCCATTCTTAAAGGGTCTGCAACGTTTCAATCTACCATCATTGATGCATCTTCAAATAGTGGAACGGCGGGACAGTTTCTCTCATCAACGGGGTCAAGTATTCTCTGGGCAACGGTGCCTGCGTCCTCCCCGCTATCAGTGCAAACGTTTACCTACGCGTTCGACGTCCCAAACGCACGAGTCACCCCACGAACCGATACCATAACTACGCCAACAGGAACAGTGCGATGCTCAGTATTTTGTATTGGGTCTGGAGGCAACGCTGGAAGGGGCAACTATTCTGAACCAGTTTTTCAATACGAAGCAAGAACGGGCGGTGGCGGAGGAGCTGGAGGTGCCGTTTTTATCCCATCGTTGCCCGTAAGTTCGGGCACCCCTTTTGACATGGTTGTAACTTCTGCTGGATTCACGTTTCAATACAATTCAAATTACCTCACTTCTACAAACGTCAGCCAGTTTACTGGATATCCAGCCATCGCAAGCGGGACACATGGAAGTAACGGGACAGACGCATCTAACAGTTCAAACGGTAACGGTGGTGCTGGGGGGACCGTGAACGTCCAATCTGGTATTTATGCAATGTCGTCTTCCGCTGGGGGGACGGGGTCTAACGGATATCGTGAAGATGGTAATCTTCCAATGGTAACTACCCTCACTACGTACGGAGGAAATAATGTATTAACCTTGTCGAACACCGCGTTCATCATTATCCCGAATACAATACCATACGGTAAAGGCGGAACCTCTTTAATAGTTAGAAGCGATAAACAAAAAATATTTCCTGTAGGTGCTTGTTGCATTATCGTCAGCTGGGGCACGTATTATTAATACTCGTTTTTTTTGTTTTTTTGGACTTCATCAAGTCAAAAAAAATGTCGCTCATCTGGGATTCGAACCCAGAGTCTACATGGCTCTATTTGTGCAATTTCTGCGACCAGTTGCTCTACCACTGAGCTATAAGCGCACATGGCATAAGACTTCATATACTGTTTTATATCCACAGTTTTTAGGTTTTACGGGGAATCGAACCCCGATTGCTGGATTCAAAGTCCAGAGTGATAACCATTACACCATAAAACCTTATTTTTATATTTTTTATTCGTGCTCTATCGATTTTAACAAACGAACCTGTCTCTCTGCCTTTCTACGCGTCGTCCTGTAAGCAAACACGTGCCCGTTCTTCCCAACTACTCGATACGTCGCCGAATTCCGATTCTTACGAATTTTATACGGCATGATAACTTTAAGCCA